TGCCCTGAAGGTAAGGCGTGGGCAAAGCGCACGTTTGACACATATCCGAGTGCATACGCAAATCTTGCCGCCTCAAAATATTGTAAAGACCCTAACTACGCCAAAAAGTCTAAAGGTGGCAAACGAAAGGGTAAATAATGGGTAAATTACAGGAGTGGTTAGATGAGGATTGGGTCAGAATTGATAGCTCGGGTAATATTTCGGGTTCATGCGGTACGTCAAAAGATAAGCGTAACCCTGACCGTTGCCTTCCTAGACGTAAAGCTCAAAGTTTATCAAAAGCTGAACGAGCTTCAACAGCGCGTAAAAAGAAGCGTGAAGGAGCTAAAGGAAAGCAGGTTGTGGCAAACACTAAGGCTGCCAAAGTAAAGAAAATGGCTAATGGGGGCGTTGCGGGTTATGAAACTAAAGCAAAACGCAGGTTTCGTGGCAGCAGTATCCCCGGTACGGCTGTCGCGAGAGGTTGTGGCGCGGTTATAAACGGCAGAAGAAAGCGCACTAAAGGGTCAGTGTCACAAGCATGAATATGATTGTTTTTAACACCGGAAAAGAGCAACAAATCTGTGCAGAAATAATTGCGTGGACGGAGCACACACTTAGTAAGCCTAATTCTTTTTACAACAACCTTCCGCCGTGCCCTTATGCACAAAAAGCTTGGACCGATGAAAAGGTAGCTTTACTTTTTAAATATGACGATAATATGCAGGTTTTGTATAGCACTTTATCTCAGTGGGAAGACAGTTTAGATTTAGTTATTATAGTAGACCTAAATTTTACAGAGGATCCTGATGTTTTTCACGATTACTTACGGGAGTTAAACGAAGCAATATCTATGGGGGTCTTTATAGACCGGGATATGTGGGTCATGGGCTTTCATCCGCATGATGAAGCCAATGATTTCATAGACGACCAAAGCTTTATGCAGGTGGTTGATGATGAGTATGCAATGATTTTTGTGCAGCGTTTATCCAAGGTGCAGGAATCAGCAGACAAACTTGCGGAAAAAGGCTATTATGATAAGTATCTAGAAGAATACAATGCGGAAGAAATTTTTCAGGAAAGATCAGATCTTTACAGGAGATTAAAAAATGGCGATGAAACCACGTAAGATGATGAAAAAGGGCGGCGCAGTCAAGAAGATGCGCGGCGGCGGTATGGTAAAGAAGATGCGCGGTGGTGGCATGGTAAAGAAGATGCGCGGCGGCGGTATGGTAAAGAAGAAGTAAGATGGCTACATCCGGCAGCACAGATTTTGAGTTAGACGTTTCCGATTACATTGAGGAGGCGTTTGAGCGCTGTGGTCTTGAGGTTCGTACGGGTTACGACCTAAAGTCTGCCAAGCGGTCGCTCAATTTAATGCTGGCTGAGTGGGCAAACCGTGGTCTAAACCAATGGACCATTGTTCAAAGAACACAGGCTCTGACACAAGGAACGGGCAATTACGCTTTAAATAACGATGTTATCGACGTTTTATCGGTAATTGTGCGCCGTAGCGGAACTGACTATTCTTTAGATCGTCTTAGTCGAGACGAATATTTGTCTATTCCGAACAAAACTACTGAAGGAAGAGCAAACCAGTTTTTCTTGGATCGGCAGGTCACGCCAGAATTAAAACTGTGGCCGGTTCCCGAGAATAGCACGGATGTTGTAATTTACGATGCTCTTACTCGCATGGATGATGCGGATACGTTTATTAACACAATGGACATGCCGTTTCGTTTTTATCCTTGTTTAGCCGCGGGCTTAGCCTATTACATAGCGGTAAAAAGAGCTCCAAATAGAGTTCAGCTTTTGAAAGCTATTTATGAGGAAGAGTTTGAACGGGCCGCAACAGAAGACAGGGATCGTTCGTCCTTTAACGTAGTGCCGCAATACCAGTATTTTAGGACCACTTAATGGCAAAGTTTGCAAGCGGTAAAGATTCCTACGCTATTTCAGACCGATCCGGTTTCCGGTATCGGTATAAAGACATGCGTAAAGAATGGAACGGCTTGCTAGTAGGAAAAGACGAATGGGAGCCAAAACATCCGCAGCTTGGTCCTTTTCGTAAAGTTGTTGATGCAGAGGCTTTAAAGGATGCACGGCCGGATATAGTGGAGCCGTTTGATGTATATGTAGGGATTCCAACAGTAGAGGCACCTAATTTGCTGCCACCGCAAGGTTTTGGGCAAGTTGGCATGGTTACGGTGACAACATGAGTTTTACATACGCTGAATTACAGCAGGCTATTCAAGATTACACGGAAAACGACGAAACCACGTTTGTTAACAACATTCCTGTGTTTATTAGAAATTCCGAAGAGCGTATTCTCAAAAACGTGCAGCTTAGCTTGTTTCGGAAAAATGTCGCAGGAGCCTTGACAGCTTCAAATAAGTTTTTGGCCTGCCCGTCAGATTTCCTTGCGCCGTATTCCTTGTCATATACAGATGCGAGCAATGACGCTAATTTCCTTGATTTTAAGGATGCGGATTATGTGCAGCAGTTCAATCCGGACCCTACGACGGAAGGCGGTCCGCGATATTATGCTGTTTTTGATATAACTAACTTTATTATCGGGCCGACACCGGATGCAAGCTACGCGGTAGAGTTGCATTATTTTTATCGCCCTGCCAGTTTGACAGCGGGTGCGGGAACTGGAACTACATGGCTTAGTGAAAATGCTGAGCTAGCTATGCTGTATGGTAGCTTGATGGAAGCTTATATATTTATGAAGGGCGAACCTGATATGCAAGCGCTGTACGAAAAGCGGTTTAGTGAGTCTATTATGGGTCTGAAGATGTTTGGGGAGTCTAAAGAGGTAACCGACGAATATCGGACAGGAAAGATAATTAGGCCGAAACAATGATAAAAGCTTTAGAAGTAGACATCCCTGCGGATTACAAAGTTTTGGTAGAGACCACCGAGAAACGAGGGTTTACGCCAGAAGAAGTTGCAGAACGCTGTGCAGACAGGATCATTCAAATATCGGACACCGCTCATCCGGGCATCCGCGACCAAGCTCATGCGTTTAGACAACATATGGTCAAGGTTTTAGCTTTTTACATGCGTGAAGCAATAAAAAGTGATAGAACTACAACATATAACGCCCTATCAGAGGCAGGTTATAAAGAACTTGCTGAACAACTAAGGAGACTGTGACATGGCATTTACGGGCAATTTTATGTGCACCAGTTTTAAGCAAGAGCTTTTGACTGCAACGCACGATTTCACAAACAGCACTGGTAACACTTTTAAACTAGCGCTCTACACGAACAGTGCATCTTTTGATGCGTCAACAACAGCGTATACCGCAACTAACGAGGTTTCTGGAACCGGCTACTCAGCGGGTGGGGGCACTTTGACTAATGTTACCCCAACAACCAGCGGAACAACAGCTTTGACAGATTTTGCTGATTTGACGTTTTCTTCGGCTACTATTACGGCGCGGGGCGCACTTATTTATAACGACACCGCAGCAGGAGACCCCTCTGTAGTTGTTCTAGATTTTGGTGCGGATAAAACGTCTACGGCGGGTGATTTCACCATCGTATTCCCAACGGCTGACGCGAGTAACGCAATTATTCGGATTGCTTAATGGCTGATGTAATCGTTCCAATAGGCGGCTGGGGTCGCTCTGGTTGGGGCGAAGGCCCGTGGGGTCAAAGCGGTTTTCCGTTTGCTACGACGTCTGTTGGATCCGTCACAGTCACAGCAGACGCCAACGCTCCGGCAACTGGTCTTGAGGCAACCGCAGCGGTTGGCTCTGTTACCATAACAGCAGACGCCAACACTGGCGTCACTGGCTTGGAAGCCACGGGTGGCGTAGGCTCTGTAACAGCTACGGGCACCGCTATTGTTTCTCCAACTGGTCTAGCGGCCACGGGTGGCGTAGGTTCAGCCACAGTTACCGCAGATTCCAACACTGGCGTCACTGGCTTGGAAGCTACGGCGTCTGTTGGATCCGTCACAGTCACCGCAAATGCGGATGTATCACCCACTGGACTGGAAGCCACCGGCGCGGTTGGCTCAGTTGAAGTAGGCATTTTTGTTTCCGTGGATGTGACGGGCGTATCGGCCACTACGTCGGTTGGTACGGTAACCACGACAGCGGATGCAAATGTCTCGGTGTCTGGTTTGCAAGGTACTGGAAATGTAGGACAGGTCTTAGTTTGGGGAACTATTGTGCCAAATCAAAATGCAGGGTATAATACGATCAGCCCAAGTCAGACGCCAGCTTGGTCAGACGAAACTCCGTCACAGACACCGGGTTGGGGTCAAATAGCAGCTTAGAAGGGTTAAAAGAATGGCAAGCACATATACGGTTAACATTGGTATTGAGAAACCGGGGACCGGGGATCAGTCCGGCACATGGGGCAACACTACCAACACCAATTTTGATATTATTGACCAAGCAACAAACGGAATTGCTACGGTCACGTTAGCTGCTGCGGGCACTTCGGGTTCACCCAACACGCTGTTAATTAACAATGGTGCACTGTCTGATGGGCGCAATCGCTTTATTGAGTTTAATGACGGTGCGGATCTAGGCGCAACAGCATATGTGCAGCTTGATCCAAACGATGCCGAAAAGATTGTACACATCCGCAACAGCTTGTCTGCTTCACGCGGCCTTATTCTTTTCCAAGGCACATATAATGCTTCCAATGATTTTGAGGTTCCGAATGGCGCTGACGTTTTAGTCAAGTTTGATGGTGGCGGCACGGGAGCAACGGTTACTGACGTAAATGTTAATTTAACCCCTACTAAACTTACTACTAACACCATCTCAAGCACCGACACGAATGGTAACCTCACCATCGACCCAAATGGCACTGGCGACATTGTTTTAGATGCCAACGTGGGCATTGGGACGACTTCGCCATACTCTTACGG